CACCATGTCACGCCCCTGGATGTCCTCCATCAGGCGCTCCATCAGATCAGGCTCAAATATCACATCACTGTCCAGCCACAGCACATAGTCTGCGCCGGCCTCCAGTGCCATCTTGCACAGGCTTGTCCTGGCATGGTAGATCAGGCTGCATTCCGTAAACATGAACTGTACTTCACCCACGTAGCGCATGCTGACCAGGCTCCGTACAAATTCCGTTTGTACCGTGTCCATGCACGGGATCGCGATCAATGTCTTCATCTGTGTCTCCTTTCCTGATCCTTTGCGAAAAAGTGCCGGAGCGGGTAAAGGATCAAACCCCGCTCCGGCTATCCAAAGCGCGTCCGCTAAGGATTGTTGTCAGGTTCCGGCCTCTGCTTCCGCTTCAGCCGCCAGCGCCGCCAGGATCTCGGCGATGATGTCCGCCTTCTTGGTCTTGGTCAGCGTTATGCCCTTCTCTGCAGCGATGGCCCTCAACTGGGCAACGGTCAGGGCGCTCAGCTCCTCCTCAGACAGTTCCCCGTCCTCATTGGTGTCAGCTGCCGCCGCCGTTACGAGTCCTGTTCGCAGCGTACGATACCGACGCCGGTGGGCTTGCCATCGCACAGGGCCATGCCGCGGAACACGGTGGAGCCGGTGCGGAAGCCGATGGATTCGTCACGATCCACAGCGACGTCCTTGCCGAAGTTCAGGACGTAGCCTTCCTTCAGGTCGCCGAAGTAGATATCGGTGCTGGCGTTGTCGTCGATGATGACCGGGAAGCCCAGCACATTGTAAGCGGCGGGGCTGCCGACGTCGGTGTTCACCACGCGCACGTCGCTGGAGCTGTTCAAGGCCTTCACGCCGCCCCAGAAGGTGGTCCGGCTCATGAGCCAGGAAGCATTGGGCAGGTATTCGCTGGGCAGTTCGGCCACGATGTTCAGCAGGTCGCCATAGGTGACGCCGGTGCTGGTGTAGTCGGTGCTCATGGCGCTGATGGTGGCCAGGCCGGTCAGGGTGCCGGTGCCGGTGCCGACAACAACCAGGTCGGCGATCTTCCGGAAGAGCTTGTTGGCCAGGCGGTCAACCAGCCACTCCTCGAAGGCGGGTACGGCCATCGCGGCGACGTCCGCGGTGATCTCGATGGTCTTGATGATCTTGTAGATGCCCAGGTTGACTTTCGCCAGTTCGTCGGCGGAGTCGGTGGCAGCATTGCCCATCGCCACGACAGCGGCGTTGTTCACAGTGCCTTCAACGGGCAGGACAACGGTGCCGGGGATGTGCATGACGTCGATGGCGTTCAGGATCGGGTACAGTTCCAGCTTGCCCCAGATCTTGTTGGCGGTTTCCTGGGGGATGGCATAATCGCCATGCACCAGGGCGTTGCGCTCTTCAACGGTCAGTTCCTTGTGCTGCAGATTGCGCAGGAACGCGTCCCGGTATTCGGGAGTGTTGACTTCATAAGACATACGTTTTTCCTCCTCAATAATCGGTTTGCCGTCCATCTGGGCGGCCTCTTCTGCCTTCCGGGCCTCTTCAGCCGCGGCGGCCTTGCGGGCTTCGATCTCCTGGTCAATGGCGATGATCTCGGCCTTCCTGGCTTCCAAATCGTCAGCGCTCAGGGTATCCCGCGTTTCGGGGTTTTCCATTCCGGTGATCAGCTCGTCCTTGCGGGCCTGCAGCTGCTCGCCGTTCAGTTCGGAAAAGTCAAATTTCATCGGACTTTTCCTCCTTCCTGTAGTTTTCCAGCCACTCCAGGACCGCCGTCCGGCGCTCCTCTTCGGCCTGCGCGGCACGTTCCTCTTCCAGCTGCTTCCTTGCGCTCTCCAGCGAGGCCCTCGCGCTCTCCAGCGCGGAGTCTTCGGAAGCCGCCTCCAGGCTCGTGCCCTCATACGCCGGGAAAGTCACCGCGGAAACCTCAAACACCCGGCTGATAGAGGTGATCCTCCGCAGCGGCTGCTCGCTCTCCAGGTCTTCCCATGCGTCTTTATCGACGGTGAACATGAACGACATTCCGGAAATGTCGCCCCGCTTCACCGCGGAATAAAGCTCTTTCGCCCGCGGGTTGTTCTCAATGTCGAGGTCCACGCGGATATCCATGCCGTTGTCGTTCACCGACAGCTGCATGGTGCTGTTCTCGTTGTTGTTCCGGCTCCTCGCCAGTGGGATCCCGCTCGTATCGTGACCCACCAGGAACCGCACATCCTTCAGGTCCGTGTTGTCCAGTGCGCCGGGGTCGATCGTCTCCCGGATCCAGCCCAGATCTGTCACCTGGTTGAACACGATCGGCGTGCCCGTCAGCCGTCCGGCCAGCTCTTCCTTGCCGGTTTCCTCCGCCCGGATCTCAAACTCCATGCTGCGGATTTCTTTATTCATCGTCCTGTCCTCCCTGTTTCCCTTCATCCACAAAGTAATACTCACCGCGTGCCGGCACATGCTCGCCGATCCCGTCCGGCAGCGGGTCATAATTGAACAGCGCCCGGATCTCGTCGATCGTCAGGATGCCACGGTCGCCCAGCTGCTGGGCCATGCTGATCTTGCTCGAGATGTTCATGTACTGCAGCCGGTCGCCGGCGAACGTGATCGCGTTCCCGCCGTTCCGCTCGCGTTCAGTGAAAACCATCCGGGTCAGCGCGTCGCTCAGTTTGATGGCAAAGGGCTCGATCGCGCCATTATAAAAGGCGTCGAGCTCGTCGCCCGTCGCCTCGTTGGTCATCACCTTCATACTTACGCCGAAGTACCTGCTGACATTGTCCTGGATCAGCTTCATCTGCTCGGCGTCGACCTTGTAACCTTCCTGCTTCAGCTGCTGCACATTCGTGAACTGGTTCCCAAACAGCAGGAGCCCGCCGCCTCCGGTTTGGAAATTGTTCCTGTCGAACCGTTCCCGCTCTTTCCGCAGATCTTCATCGAAAGACTTGCTGGTCAGCTGAGCCATGAACCGGTATGTCGCGCCGTTCTTCACGCCCTCCATGATGCCCTGGTTCACCATGTTCACCAGTTCCATCGTGGGCATCAGGGCCGTGTTCTTGTCGCCGAAGAAGTCATCCTGCAGCTGGTGTTTCGTGATCACCGCGCACCGGCGGAGGGGTACCGACCGCTTTTGACCGTTCACAAAACTGTACTTCAGGTACGGCTCCCCGCCACGGTCCACCACCTCACAGGTGGACGGCAGGGCCGGGAAGTATCCGGCCACCTCGCCCATATCGTCAAGCAGCGGAGGAATAAACAGGTTATTCTCTACGTCGTAGATATTCGAGCACCGCTCCAGGAACTGCGGCCAGGTATACCACGGGTTGGGCGCGGTCTTGGTTGCCGTGTACAGTTTCTGCCTGGCAGTGCCCGTTATGCGGTACTGAAGCTTCCCGACGTGCCGGGCCTTCGCGTCCACCGCGGCCCGAACCAGTTCGCTTTCGTAGAGTTTCCCTCCCCAGCTATGAAAAACCGGCTGGTACGCTGTCAGCGTCTGAAACCGTCCTTCTGCCGGTGGATTCTTCGGCGCTCTGCCAAAGATCCGGTCAATCAGTCCCATCGTCTTCACCTCTTGTTGCTGAGCTGTCCAGCCATTTCCTCGTAATAGTTGTGACGCATACAGATCGCGTCAGAAAGCGCGGCCATTCCGTCGATATGCTGCTTCGCTGACAGTTTGATCAGCCGGCGGCGGTTCGTGCCGTCCTCAAACTTCAAAGCACTGTCCAGCATGTGGACCTTCATCAGGTCGTTATCATTGATGCACCGGAGCCGCCCGTCCTTGATCATGCCTTCCATATCGATCAGGACGCCAGTCAGGTTGCTGCCCTGGCTGACGCTCTCCATATCGAAGCCATCCGCCTGCATGTCCTGCACCAGGTATGCAGCACTGTACCTGTCGTACCCGACCTTCAGCGGAAGGATCTCATAATCGCGCTCCAGCATGTTGAACCAGGCGTGCACGTCGTGGTAATCCACCGTGTTCTCGCCGGAGATCGTCAGCAGCCCCCGCTCTGCGTAGATGCGATACGGCAGACCATCCCGGGCCGTTGCCTCCTCGACCTTGTTCGCCGGCATGAAGAACTGTGTGGCGAACCAGGTCACCCCGTCCTTCTCTACGGCGATGACACTGGCGGTAAGATCGACCGCAAGGCTGAGATCAATTCCCCCCAGTCCGTAGCTATGCCTCAGATCCTCCAGCGTCAGGTTGTTCCCGAAGCACTTCGCGATGTCTCTTGTATTCAGCCAGGCCTGTGAACTGTTCTGCTTGATACAGGCCATCTTTGTGAGGAACTCCGCGCGGTTTGCCAGGGACTCCTCCGCCTTCGCGATCTCCTCCAGGATGTAATTAGCGGAGACACTCACGCCCAAGTTCGGGATGCTCTTCTGCAACTCGCTCAGGTCGTTCCATTTGTCCAGATCATCGATCTGGTACAAAAAAGGCAGCAGGCGCTTCTCGCGGCTGTTGCCCTGTAAGAATGATGTCGCCCTCCGGAAGAGCTCATCATAGATACCATCGTTTATGTAATTGGCCGTCGTGATCGACAAGATCAGCGGCTGCTCCCGGCTGCCGAGCGCGGAGGTCATGACGCCGTACTGTTTGATGCCCTGATCACCAACCCATGCAGCGATCTCATCACAGACCGTCAGGTGTGGGTTAAAGCCGTCGCTCTTCTTCTCAGAAAACGGCACCTTCTTGATGGACGTGTTCGTCGACTCGATATAGATGTCCATCTTCCGCTTCTTCGTGATCTTCATCAGATCCGGCTCCGCGCTGATGCTCTGCCAGAAGTCGTTGAACACGATGTCAGCCTGGTCAAGCTTCGGTGCCAGGAAATAGCAGTCAGCTCCGCGCTCACCATCAGCGTAGGCCATGAACTCAGCGATCCCGGAGGCCAGCAGGCTCTTGCCGTTCTTCCGGCCCATCACGATGAACACTTCCCGATAGACCCGGGTACCGTTCTCATCCACCAGCCCGAAGATGCAACTGATCAGCGCCTTTTGCCATGCCTCCAGCTTCACCAGCTGAGGCGCCAGCTTCCCTTTGCTGTGGTGGCAGAAGTTCTCAAAGAAGCGGATCGCTTTGTTTGCCTTCTTCTGGTCGAAGAAGTAGACCTTGTTTTCCAGGTCGGAGATGATCCGCTCATATAGGAGACGGATCCAGTGACCAACCGTCACGCTGCCGTCTTCTATTGCCTGGTAATAACGGAGGATCCAGTTCTCCGCGGCGGGCTTATTCATTCAGGAATTCACCCAGCTTATCCCCTGCCGGCGCGGCTGTTCCCAGCTTGCCGATGATGTCCAGCATCACGCCCAGCGTTTTGTTGGCAGTGTCGTTGTATTTCGGCAGCTGCACCGCCAGCGGGTTCGCCTCGATCTTCTGCTGCCCTGTTGACCCGACAATGCACAGGATCAGCCCACGCTTGTCCAGATCTGCCTGGATCTTCCTGATCATTTCCATCTGGCCGGCATACCGTTCAGCGGCGGAGACGAACAAAACGTTATCTTTCACGCCGTACTGGTCCGCCAGTTCCATGATCTCGTCAAAACTTAATTTTTGTTTCACCATCTCCCCGCCTCCTCCCGGAAAAAATTGCAACTTTTGCCTATAGAGCGAAATTCGTGAC